GGCGGGCAGCGTCAGGCAGAGGCCGAGCAGCCCAGTCGCGCAGTTCCTGGTTTTCATGTTTGAGGTCCTCGAGCAGGGATTGCCGGCGGGCCAGCACGGCGCGCAGGTCGTCCTGGGTGGCGCGCAGCCCGGCTTGGGCGGCGCGCTCCTTGGCCAGGTCGGCGGCCAGGGTGGTGGTCTGGCGGGCAAGCTGGTCGCGCTGCTCGGTGGCCTGCTGTGCGGCAGCCTCGGCACGGTCGCGCTGCTGAGCGACGCCCCAGGCGTAGAGGGCGAGACCACCGACCAAGGCGATCAGTAACGGGAGGCGAGCGATCATGCGGCCTCCTTGGCGGATCGCTCGATCCGAGCTTGGGCAATATCGGCGTAGTCGTCGGACAGCTCGCAGCCGATGAAGCGGAAACCCTCAAGCATGGCCGCCTTTCCGGTACTGCCGCTGCCCATGAACGGATCGAGGACCAAACCACCGGGCGGCGTCACCAGGCGGCAGAGGTAACGCATCACGTCGGTTGGTTTGACGGTTGGGTGGCTATTGCCTTCTTCGCGGTCCTTCTTGCTGGCCTTCGGGCAGTAGAAGAAGCGGGCCGCATCGCCGAGCACCTCGGCGACTTCCTCGCCGCCGTCGTGCAGCAGGTTGGCGGGCCAGCGCCCTGGCGGGTTGTAGTTCTCACGGTCCTGCTTGTATTCGCCGAATACGTTATTGGCCATCGGACCGCTGCCGAAATCGCCGTGCTGGTTCTTCGCTTTGCTTTCCCGTTCATCCGTCTCGCTGGCAAAGCCGACCCGGCACCCGTCGATATTCAGCGCCCCGGTTCCATACGCCAGGACGTTACTCGTTACCGACCCGACTGGCGGTTTGCGTGCCACGGTGATCGGCTCCAGGGCTGGTTTGAGGGCGGTTCCCCAGCCGCCGGCCGGTGGAGCATCTCTATCTTTTCCGAGCGACTGCAGGAATCCGCGATCACGTCTGCCATCACCCTGGCCCCAATTCTCAGGCCGGTGGGTGGCCCCCAGCTCGGTAACCAACGCATCAAGGTCGTCGCCGAAACCGAGGGCCGCCTTCAGGACTTCCCACTGCTTGGGTGACGGAACCGCCGGCTGCGAGCCAGCCGTTGTCCAGTGCCCGGCCATGCCATTGGTGCCAAACAGCTCGTCGAGCTGGCGGTTTGTCCAGCCTGCCCGGTTGCGGGCCTCGCGTAGGAATGCGGTGACCTGGTAAACGCCAGAGCGAATGATCGGAGTGGCCGGATCAAGCTGCTCGCCGACCAAGTAACGCTCCATTGATCGGGATACATCACGCGACTTCGGGAAGCCCGATCCGTAGACCCAGGCGATCATATCGCGGATCTCGAAGCCGGCCGTCTCGATGCGATCCGCCATCCGGTGCTGAGTCCGGGTACTGGCGAAGGCCAGCAGATGGCCTCCTGGCTTGAGTACCCGCAAGCACTCGACCCAGACCTCGGTACTGGGTACATCACAGTCCCAGCGCTTACCCATAAACGAAATTCCGTAGGGCGGATCGGTGACGATGCTGTCCACGCTGTTGTCGGGCAGGGTGCGCATGGACTCTAGGCAATCACCTCGGTGGATCGTAAACATCAGGCGGCTTGCTCCTCATTGCAGAACTGCGCATAGGCGCGGGCGAGCTTCACGTCGTAGAGGTTCTTGCCGTAGGCCGGGCCGTTGTAGCGCTTGGCGAACTCGGCCCAGCGGCGCCCCTGCAGGGCCTTGTGCAACGCCGGGTCGGCCTCGACGAAGCGGACGAAGGCCTCCAGTTGGCGGGCCTCGCTCTCGGCCATGCAGTGGGCAAACTCCTGGACGCTGGCGTAGCCGAGGCGCTGCCAGTGGTAGCCCATGATCTGGAACAGCCCCCAGGACGCCGACTCCAGGGCGGCGGTGTCGTGGATCTGGCGGGCCGAGGCAAGGCGCTGGTGTTCGGCGACGCCGCCGGCATAGCCGCCGGGGCGGGTGTTGACCAAGCCGGGATAGCGCGTCTCCAGAGACTCGACGGTCGCCTCGGGGCTGGCGAGGCCGGGGAGCGTGTAGCGGTGCTCGAGCAGCCGCTCGCGCATGACGTGACGCTCGAACAGGATCGCCGGCTTGCCATTGGGCAGAAACCCCTCCCCCTTGCTTTCCACCCGGTTGACGGCCAGGACGCTGGCCAGCGGGAGGCCGAGGCGCTCGGCAGCCTGCTCGAGGTCGCGCTGCTTGAGCAGGTGGCCGGTGTCCTGCCCGGCCAGGGCGGCCAGGGTCTTGGGACCGGCGACGCCGTCGGCGACCAGCCCGGCACGGCGCTGGAAGGCCTGCACGGCCTGTTCGGTGCTCTCGCCGTAGTGGCCGTCGGGATAGAGGCCGGCGCCCTGGGCGTTGAGCTGTTTCTGCAGGATCAGGACCGCCTGGTTGCGGTCGTCGGGGCGAAGCGTCGTCATGCCTGGTCCACCTTCTGCGCGAGGAGCCGGCTCGCCAGTGCCCGGACGGTTTCGACGCCGATCAGGCCGACCATCGCGCCGAAGAAGGCGCCGACACTGGGCGAGACGCCGAGCAGCTCGGTGCTGTAGCTGACGCCCAGGCCAATGAAGCCGCACAGGGGCGCCTCCAGCAGCAGCTGTCGCCGCCGCCCGCCGGTATAGGCGATGCGGAAGGCGGCGATGACGAAGGCGAGCACGCCCGCGTAGAGCGCCGGCCAGTTGTGCTCCAGCCAGGCGGCGAGCCAGGCCCAGGTTTCCGGTTTGTCGGGCATGCGGTGCATCCTGTTCATAAGGGGCTCTCAGTCCCAAAGGTTGATGAGGTTTTGCCGCTGCGGCTGCGGGGCCTGCTCGGGCAGGATCACGCGCTGGCCGTGGGGCAGGATCGGGCCGAGGTCGGCCAGACCCGGGTTGGCCTCGAGCACCGCCTCGACCACGCCGGCGGTGCGGCCGTAGTGCCGCCAGCAGAGAGCGTCGACGGTGTCGCCCTGGTGGGCGATGACGGCGGCCATCAGATCAGCTCCACGGTGGTATGCGCGTTGCCGAGCACATCGCGGATCGCCCAGCGGGCGTCGCGGCGGTATTCGTCGATGCTCGGGGTGAGGTCGTCGGCGCGCTGGTTGCCGGCGGCGGTGGCGTCGTAGCTGCGGTAGCGCTCGGCCAGCTCGGCGCCGGCAGTGCAGTAGACGGCGCGGCGGTAGAGGTGGACGAGTTCGCTTGCGCCCGCGATGGACACGGCCGGCACGGCAACCAAAGCCGCGTAGCCATTGGCCTGCTCGCCAGACTTGTAGGCGGCAAGCTCGCGGTTGACGCTGAGCATGGCGTTGACCGCGGCGACCTCGAGCCGGGCATCGGTGATACTGCTGTCCAGGCGCAGGGCCGCGCGCAGATGATCGGCATCGATGTCCGGGAACCAGCCGTCGTTTTCCAGGATAACGGGCTCAGTGCTGCCGCCGTTGGCGATGAATCCGCTCATGCCGTGCTCCAGGTTCGGCGGTGGGCGGGACGTCACCGGGGCAGGAACCTGCCTGGATCGGCCCCGCGCCGCCGGGTTCGCGTGGGGACGCTCAGTCCGCGGCGGCGGAGGCCTCGGGAGCCTCCGGGGCCGCGATGTTCTTCAGGAGGCGCTCGGCGCGCTCCAGGTCCTTCTTGCCGCCGCAGCTGCTATGCAGATCGATGGCCCGCTTGAGGAGGTCGATGCCGATCAGCAGGCGCGGCAGCCCAGGCGCCTCTCCGTCGAGGGTGGCGCGCCCGGTGGCCAGCAGCAGCTTGGCGCGCGCCTCGTCGGGCATGTCCTGCGCGGCGGTGAGTTCCTGGGTACGCTCGAGCACCGCCAGGTCGAAGGTGCCGCCGGCCTTCTGCGCCTTGAGGGCGGCGTTGGCCACCTCCTCAGCGACCAGGCAGCCGGTGGTGCGGGCGAAGCGGTCGGGCATGAGCAGCCCGTGGCGCAGCACGTACTCGGCGATGCCCAGGGCGCTCCGGTAATCGCCGGCATCCATGCACCAGACCATCAGGGTGGTCAGCACCTCGTCCTGGGCGCCCTGCCCGGCGGAGAGCACGCCCTCGACGTAGGGCGCGTAGGCCGGCAGCAGCTGACGCTTCAACTCGGCCTTGCCCTGCTCGGACTGGATCTGCTTGAGCCGGGCGCGGTCCTGGGCGAGCTGCAGCAGCTGCAGCTCGTAGGTGGTCGCGCCGGCCATGGAGTGGGCGGGGGCGCTGGCCGCGGCCTCCTTGGCCGCGCGCTTGCGCAATTGGCTACGTTGGGCGGGGCTCAGGGCCATGCTCAGACTTCCTCGATATTCTCGACCAATGCGCAGAGACCGAAGTCCTCAATGACGTAGGCGTCGTTGGAGGACTGGTAGTCAGCGAGGCGGTCGTAGTCGGGCTCGTCGCGGATATGCCGACGACGCGCGCCTTCCTGGTAGTAGATCGACAGGTTGTCGAGGGTGGTGACCAGCACGGTGCCGGCCGTGAAGAACGGCGCGTCGACGATGGGCAAGCCGCCCAGGCGGGACTTGGCGACGATCTCGTCGGCGGCGTTCTCCTCCTGGTTGGAGGCGGCGCCCTTCTCGACGGCGGCCAGCAGCTTGCCGTGCAGCAGGTCGCGGGACACCAGCACGACCAGGTCCGGGCGCGCACGGTGCCAGGGATCGAGCATCTGCACGGCGTCGTAGACCAGACCGTCGAGGTTCTTGTAGTTGCCGGTGGCACCGATGGTGACCTCGCCGGAGG